CTTTCAATCAGGCGAATATGCAGATTATATCTGAAGATTCGGCTGATGGTAAAGGTAAAAATCTCTATATGAAGGGGATATTCATCGAGGGAGGTGTGAAGAACGCTAACCAACGTGTGTATCCCGTTCACGAAATTTCAAAAGCCGTTGACACCATCAATGAACAGTTAAAAGGTGGTTACAGTGTCTTGGGTGAACTAGATCACCCTGATGACTTAAAAATTAACCTAGACCGTGTCACTCATATGATTGAACAAATGTGGATGGACGGTCCCTGTGGTTATGGGAAGTTAAAAGTATTACCGACTCCGATGGGCAAGATTGTTGAATCAATGTTGACCAGTGGGGTTAAGTTAGGTGTTAGCAGCCGCGGTAGTGGTAATGTTAACGAAAGCAGTGGTCATGTGAGTGATTTTGAAATCATTACTGTGGACATTGTTGCACAACCAAGTGCTCCTCATGCTTATCCTAAAGCGATTTACGAAGGCCTGATGAACATGCGTGGTGGCGCACAGTTATTTGAGGTAGCTCGTGAGGCATCTCAAGATCAAAAAGTACAGAAGTACGTGCAAGAAGGCATCAAACGCCTTATCAAAGACCTTAAAATATAAAGGAGTATGGAACCAATGTTAGACGCTATCAAACCATTGTTGGAGTCTGGTATCATTAACGAAGGTACTCAGCAAGCTCTAAGCGAAGCGTTCGAGGCTCGTATCAACGAAGCCCGCGAACAAGTTCGTGCAGAATTGCGTGAGGAGTTTTCACAACGTTACCAACACGACAAACAAGTTATGGTTGAAGCTCTAGACAAGATGGTGACAGAATCTTTAACAGCCGAAATTTCGGAATTCCAAACAGAGACACAAAAATTGGCAGAAGATCGTGCGAAATTCAATGTTCGTATGGTTGAAGCTACACAAAAATTTGACAATTTCTTAGTTACTAAACTAGCAGAAGAAATTCAAGAATTACGTGCTGACCGTCAACAATACCAAAACAGTATTGGCAAGTTAGAACAATTTGTGATGAAAGCTCTGGCAGAAGAAATCCAAGAATTCGAAGCAGACAAGCGTGCCGTAGTTGAGACTAAAGTCCAACTTGTTGCAGGCGCTAAAGCTAAACTCGCTGAACTACAAGCTGCTTTTGTTGCTCGTAGCGCAGAGATGGTTAAAGAATCCGTTACTGCTAAACTAGAGTCTGAAATGACTCAGCTAAAAGAAGATATCCAAATTGCTCGTGAGAACATGTTTGGCCGTCGCTTATTCGAAGCATTCGCAAGTGAATTCGCAGTTACTCACTTAAATGAGAACACAGAAATCGCAAAACTACGTCAAGTCATCGATGCACAAAAAGCTGTCGTTGCCGAAGCACGTAGAGCTGCTCAAGAAAAAGCAAAATTAGTTGAATCAAAAGAACGTGAATTACGCATCATCAAGGAATCGGCAGATCGCAAGGCAAAACTTGCTGAAATGTTGAAGCCATTGAACAAAGAGAAAGCCACTGTAATGAGTGAACTTCTCGAATCAGTGCAGACAGATAAGTTACAATCTGCATTTGATAAGTATCTTCCTGCTGTACTAAACGGTGGCGCTGCTATCAAAGCAACACAAAAAGTTGCGTTGACAGAAAGCAAAGTCGAAGTAACAGGAGATAAAACTGCTAAGCCAGTTCAAAAACAAGAAGTTGTAGAAACAGCAAATGTATTTGAATTAAAAAGATTAGCAGGGCTTAAGTGACTTAACCCTAAAAGGAAAAAGGAAATAAAAAAATGACACAAGCATTATTAGAAAGCCGTTGGGGCGAGACAAAAGAAGCCCTGTTAGAGGGCTTACAAGGTTCGAAAAGAACCTCTATGGCAGTAATTTTGGAAAACACACGCAAGCACTTGGCTGAAAATGCTACTGCTGGCGCAACAACAGCTGGTAACGTAGCAACACTTAACCGTGTTATTCTTCCAGTTATTCGTCGTGTTATGCCTACAGTTATCGCTAACGAAATCATTGGTGTTCAACCAATGACTGGTCCAGTATCTCAGATTCACACTCTACGTGTTCGTTACACTGACGGTGTATCTGGCACAAACGGTGCTACTGGTACTGTTCCTGGTGACGAAGCATTGTCTCCATTCAAAATCGCTACTGCATATTCTGGTACATCGTCAGGTTATGCAACTTCTACAGCGACATTGGAAGGTGTACCTGGAAACCGCATCAACGTCCAAATCTTGAAACAAGTTGTCGAAGCTAAAACTCGCAAATTGTCAGCACGTTGGACATTTGAAGCTGCTCAAGATGCTCAAGCTATGCACGGCTTGGATATCGAAGCAGAAATCATGGCAGCTTTGGCTCAAGAAATCACTGTTGAAATTGACCAAGAAATCATCGGTTCTTTGAGCGCATTGGCAGCTACTGACTACGCATACGACCAATCTGCTGTATCTGGTACAGCAACATTCGTTGGTGACGAACACGCTGCATTGGCTGTTTTGATTAACCGCTCTGCAAACTTGATCGCACAACGTACACGTCGTGGTGCTGGTAACTGGGCGATTGTATCCCCAGCTGCTTTGACAGTATTGCAATCTGCTACAACAAGTGCATTCGCACGTACTACAGAAGGTACATTCGAAGCTCCAACAAACACAAAATATGTCGGTACATTGAACGGCGCAATGCGCATCTATGTAAACGCATACGCAAACGACAGCACACCAGTATTGGTTGGCTACAAAGGTTCGTCTGAGGCAGATGCTCCAGCATTCTATTGCCCATACATTCCATTGATGTCTTCTGGTGTTGTTCTAGATCCAAACACATTCGAACCAGTCGTAGGCTTTATGACTCGTTACGGATATGTTGAATTGACAAACACTGCGTCATCTCTAGGTAACGCAGGTGACTACGTTAGCGAAATCTCTATCGCTAACTTGTCGTTCCAGTAATCTTCTGTTCGGGAGCCCAGTTTCGACTGGGTTACAGAGGGAGTCAAGAAAGAGCCGCAAGGCTCTTTTTTGTTGGCTATACTCTAAATACAGGTGAGCGTAAGCTCTTAACAAGGAACTAAAATGAACACTCTAGCTATCTACGGCCCAGACGAAGACGACGGCGAAGAAGAATAAACAAGCCCGCTTCGGCGGGTTTTTTATTGACCAAACTATAAATACACTACTCAACTGAGTTCCACTTAGCCAAGTGGCGGTCTAGAACACCGTAACAAGGAGAACAAAATGGCAAAACTAAAAATAGCAAATCAGACAACACAAACTAGCGTCACATATCCACAACCAGAAGGTGATCGTTTTGTAAGCCCAACATTGGTCAACGGTTATCACGTTGGCGGCGTAGGCGGATTGACAAGCGATACTGGTCTACAGATTCAACCTCAGGTCTACTTGACTGGTGGTTCATCTACTACTGGTAGTATTGTTGCACAAAAAGGTGCTCACAAGTTCCGCGTCACTGACGGTACACGTACAGGTGATTGCACATTGGTAAACAGTCCAAACTTGACAGCTGGTCAAATGAACATCTTGATTACATTGAACACTGGTACAGCTTCTGTAGCAGCAGCCAACGTAGCTGGTGGCGCAACAAGCACTTACGTCACTTGGGGTTCTACTCCAACTGGCATTTATGCTACTCCACGTGTCGGTGATTACATCATCGGTTTCGCTGGTAACGCAGGTGTTGCACGTGTTACTGCAATCAACAGTACAAGTAACGTAACTATTGCTACAAACGGTAACGTTGGTGCACAAAGCAGCGTAACTGGTGTTACAACTAGCACATATGCAAGTCGTATCACTAACAAGTTTGTCTATGACTTCACAAGTGATGGTCAAATGGACAGTACAAATGGTACAGTGACTTACTACACAAGTGGTTACAACCCTACCAAGTATCGTTATGTATTAAACTCAAGTGCAGGTCCTAACGCAACTTTTGTAAAAGTTCAAAGCAACTAAAACAATAAGCTATATTGATATAGCACGACAAGTTAAAATGGTCTCTTCGGGGACCATTTTTTTATGGATTTTAACTTTGTCTGTAAGCTAAATAGTATATAACAGGGCAGAAAGTAGAATGTCTACATTTAAAAGAATTAGCGGTGATTATACCATTCAGAGTGTGAACACTGGTGATAAAGTTATCATCAATAGTGGTAATGTTTATATTGAAGGTAATCTTTGGGTTTCTGGAAACACTCAGAGCTACACATCAAACAACACTTCTATCAATGATCACATTATTACGTTGAACGCTGGGGTAACTAGCCCCAATCCTGCAGGTGCAAGTATTGTAGTAAGTCGTGGCACAAGTGGTCAATCAAATGCTGCAATTACTTGGAATGAGACACTGGGTGCTTGGCAAATCAGTGAAGTAGTCAACGGTAGCTATACTACTGCAAATATTGCTACACAGACTGGCACTGGGGTATTGTTGTCTAGTGTATCTCAAGACACAAGTCCAGTTCTCGGTGGTAATTTAAACATTTATAATCACTCAATTTACAGTAACGTCAGCGGGGTTCAGCTTTGGAGCGTGAGCGCACCGGGCGCAGGAGGCACTGGCGTTACTGTAACTAACTCAACATACGCAAACGTAGAGCTAATGTCTAAGACTAAAAGCATTGTCTACAGTATTATTTTTGGATAATGGAATAACAAAATGGCAATTCAAAACACAGCATTAACAACAACAGCAAGTCCAATCTTTGTAAGCTCGGGCAACAACGCTATCACTACTATCCATTTATGTAACTATACTGGCAGCAGTGTGCAGGCAAACGTTTATGTAGCTCCTAGCACTGGTAACGTGGCCAACAGTACAACAGTGATTTATGGTAACGTTACTATTGGTGCATACAACACCTTGATTATCTATCAAGAAAAATTCTTGTTAGCCAACGGTGATACAATTTATGCCAACGTAAGTGCAGGTAGTGCAGTAACAGCAACAGTAAGTTCACTAGGATTCTAATAATGGCAAGATTTCTTAAAAATCCTGACCTGGCATACAATGCACAAGCAGCTAAATTGCCCATTGTGCCTAGTAGTGCTTATGGTGATGTACCAACCAACGGACTGATTCGTTTCAATCAGGCAACCAATCGTATTGAGTTTTTCTACAACGGTGCGTGGAGTCAGATTGCCAAGATCGGTAGCGTACAAATCGTAGTAGATACGTTGGGTCCTGGCGATGGTATGACCATTAACTTTACCATGAGTCAACAAGAAACTGATCCAACAGCAGTGGCAGTGTTTGTGGGTGGCGTATATCAGCAGCCAACAACACACTACACAGTCAGTGGATATGGCCTAAGTTTTACTACAGCGCCCCCATTGGGCACAGTTAACCCAACGACAATTATTGTGATTCACAATATCAACAGCACTAACGTGCCTGCATAAGGAGCAATATGTCGTTAGGACGCATTAATGGGCCAATGTTACAACCCAACTTGGAACGCCAAGGGGTCAACATCGCCCTAGATGCAAATCTGATGTATTGGGACGTAAACAATCGTTACGTTGGTATCAATACTACTACTCCATCTTACGCTCTTGATATCGGCGGCAACGCTCACTTGGGTAATCTGTACATCAAGGGCAACACAATTACCACTGACAATGGTTACAAACTAAATCTGGGCAACGTCAGCAATCTGACGATCAGCGGTGGTACAGCAAACTCTGTTATGTACACAGACGGATTTGGCAACATCACGTTTGGCACACTGAACACAGTTGCCATGCTTGAGGGATTCACTGGCAACGGCATAACATTGGGCACACCCACACAGGGCAGTCTAAGCAATGCTGTGAGCATTAGTTCTCAGTATACCATCGCAGATAGTATTGCTCTGATAAATCAAAATTTAGGCAACGTCACTGCAAACGTCACCACGCTACAGTCTGCAAAATATTCAAATGCAAATGCTGCATCTTATCTTACAGTTTACAGTGGTAACATCACAGCCAACGTTGTGACAGCCAACACATTCTCTGGCAACTTTGCAGGTAATTTCTCTGGTACTATCTCTGGTAACGTCAATGGTACTAATGCAACTTTTGCAAACATCAGCGGAAACTTGATCACAGCAGCGCAGCCTTATATAACCAGCGTGGGCACACTGAGCAATCTAACTGTGACTGGTAACGTAACATCAGGTGCAGATTTTGTTGGTAATATCATAGCAGATACAATTACCCCGTATCAGACCAACGTCGTAGTGTTCACAAACAACACAGCAGTCAAATTGCCCAGCGGTAGTACTAGCACACGACCAAACGGTATTGCTGGATATTTCAGATACAACTCTGACATAGCAACAATCGAATACTATAATGGTACAAGTTGGATTCCGTTCAATAACCAAATTACCGATCAACAAATTACTCCTGATGGAATCAGCAACAGCTATATTCTAAGTCAGGCAAGTACCGCAGCTGGCTTGATGGTCAGCATCAACGGTACAATGCAGCTACCCGGAGTAGCATACACTGTCTCAGGTACAACACTGGTATTTGCAGAAGTTCCAAGAACAACTGATATCATTGACGTTCGTTTCATTGCCAGCGCTGGAACAACTACCTTAGACTATGAAATAGTAGACGTGGCCAACGTGGTAGTTGGGACTTCTAATGTAATCGTGGACAGTTTCAGTTCTAGTGTATACAGAAGCGTAGAATACGTAGTATCCAGCAGTAACGGAGTCGATGCTTCTATGTCAACAGTATTGTTGACTCAATTTGGCGGAACTGTGAGTATTGGTACGTTGGGTAACGTCAATACTGGCTCAAACTACTTGACTTTTTATGCGAATGCCTCGGGTAGTACAGTGAACTTTATTGCAAAAAGCACTACAAGTTCAAATCAACTCAGAATCCAAAGAACTTACTTTAATATCTAATCTCAGACAGTTAGTTCGAGGGCTGTACTACCACGGGATTAATAAATACAAGAACAGAAGACGAAAACTCAGGAAGATTAAATGTCTATAACCCGTATTCAGAATAATCAGATCACAGATAGTACCATCGTAGCCTATGCGAAGTTGCAATCTGGATCTTTGACAGGTAACTTATTTGCGTCATCACTAACGCTTAACAGCAACGTCACAATCAACGGTAACTTGTTCTTGGCGAATACTGGTAATGCTGCAACCATTAACGCTACTAACACGTACATCAACGACCCAATCGTTACTTTCAACAACGGATACGGTGGCTCTCTGAGCGGTTACGACATTGGTATGTTGATCAATCGTAACTTGACACCATTAGCCCCATACGGTTCAGTCAACACTGCTTGGGTTTGGGTCGAAAACGATCAGGCCTTTGAAGCTATTGCTACAACTAGTACTGCGACAAATGCTACAAGTTTAACCAGCAGTGGGTTTGCTAACGTCAAAGTCGGTAACTTGGTATCAGTCAGCGAAACAACTGGTACATTGGTCGTAACTGGCCCAACAACTTTAAACACTGCCACAGTGGGTGGGTTGCAAGCAGTTGCAATTGGTAACGCTACTCCTGGTACAGCAGTATTCACAACAGCAAACATTACAGCAACTACAGCAACAACAGGCATTGGATCTGGGGCATTACAAGTTGCGGGCGGCACTTACATTGCTGGTAACTTGTGGGTCGCTGGTAACATTAACTTTACTCCTAATGCAGTAAGCACTATTACTGGTAACAGCGCTCAGTTTTTTGGTAATGCCAGTGGCTTTGGTGCAGTGTATGCTGGTATCAATAGTGGGTACGTATATCAACCACAAACAGTAATACAAAACAGTACAAACTTCAACGGATACGCACAGCTTAACCATCAAAACATCAGCAGCGGTTCGAACGCAAGTACAGACTATGTGGCCACTGCGGACAACGGTACAGCAGTTGATACATATATTGACTTTGGTATTAACTCAAGTGGTTTCACTCCCACAGCAACACAAGGTCCAAATGACGGATATTTGTATATTCATGGTAATACAAATACTGGTGGCGGTAATCTATTACTAGCATCTGTTCATAACGATATCATATTTGCTACAAACGGTACAGACATTAGTAATGTCTATGAATACGGTCGTATCAAGGCCAACGGTAACGCTTTCGTAGTTAAATCTACTACAGCAGCCACAAACACTACATCAGGTGCATTGCAGATTGCAGGTGGTGTTGGTATTCAGGGTTCATTATACGCTGGTAGCATTCAGGCTACCCCAATTGGTAGTACAACTCCGAGCACAGCAGTATTCACTACAGTAAACACTACTGGTAACATTGTCGCTAACTCTGGTGTTGGTAGCTTGACTATTTACGGTAATGCAATTAGTAGCAACACTGGTAAGATTGGTCTAGGTAGTATCAGCAACGTACAGATCACTGGTGGCTCTAGTGGCTATACTATCGTTACTGACGGTGCGGGTAACTTGAGCTTCGCATCATTGCTGGGTAATAGTATTCAGCTTGGCGCTAACACAGCAGGACAGTTAGTAAGTAACGCTGTATCATTGACTAGTAGCACTGATATAACAGATGCTGTGGCTCAATTGAACGCAATTTTAGGTAAGCTAGTACCAAGCGCTCCATCAAGTTTCCCAACAAGCACTCTGACTACAAGTACAGGCGAGTACTCGGGTTATATGACAAGTGGTTGGTCTCAGGTAGACAACAGTGGTTGGGGTAACTTGGCAGTAAGTGCTGGTACTTTAGTTTCAACTTCTACCAGAGTAAGTACATTTGGTCTTAATACAATATCAAACAACGGTACAACTGCCAGTGGCGGCAATATTCAGTTGTTTGTCAATGGCTCTATTCCATCAAACAGTTATCATAATTTTAGTTCTACTGCTTCAAGCGCAGACAACGGATCATATGGACAAATAACAATTTCTGCGGCAGAAGATTATCACGTAGTATCAAGCAGTGTGCCAGCTGGGTTCTGGTATATTTTCAGTGTTTCTAGCAGTCTGACTGGTATCTCTAGTGGCTGGAACAGAACTAACTTGTACTATACTGGTGACGGTGCAAGCACAAACACAATTACTTGGTACTATGACGCAAGTGCTCCTAGCTCCCCTGCTTTCAGTGCAACAAGCATGGTATTGAGTAGTAACACAGTTACATATTCAAGTACTATCCCTCACTTGAACAGCAGTGCTGGCTTTACTCTATCTGGTACTGTGCAGAACTTGAGCGGTGACTTGTATTATTCAGCTTGGTCAAGCACTAGTGCTAACTTCTTCTCATCAACTGGATCGGGTGGGGCTCTACTAGCTCCGGCCAACAGAACACTAGCGCAGGTGGGTGTTCCTCTTCCGCTGACACGCAATAATGCATCACCCTATTCATTCTCAACTACGTCAAACGTAACAACAGGATTTGGTAGTGCAGCTTCAACACTTGGACCAGCAGTAAGTGTTTCAACTCCATATGCAACTACTAGCAGCGGAGCATTTGCCCCAGGAAACATTATTTTGTATAAGACAGGTACGACTACGCAGATTGAAGAAACTGCAATGACCAACACATTGAGTGGTGCGCCAAGTACATTCCGTATTGTCAACCCAGACGGCGGAACTGCGGCAGATACTCCTGCTTACACTGGTAGCGAAAGTGCATTTAACAGTTCGTCTAGTACATTGTTGTCAACAGACGCAACAGTGGTGGCTGCAAAACTACAATATGATATTACAAACTACTCAAGTGGTTATTATCCAGTAGGACCAAACTTAAGTTCGGGTCGTAGCAGTAGCCAATATTACACATTCAAGTTTTCATTGGCAGCTTTGTCTACATTCCACATCAACTATACAGGCACATTGGCTGGCTTGTGGATGGCTTGTCCAGGTGTAACAGATACTCCAGCAAGTCCAACCAACGGATGGTTAAACTGTGCTTCTGCTTATGGTGGTGCTGGTGTTCCAGGTACAGGTACTGGCGGTAACGGTACTAACGGCTGTGCTGTTGGTGGTAACGCAACACTGAACTCAAACGGATCATACAGCGTCCAAGTAACACTAGGATCTGTAAATACATCAAGTGCTGGTAATAAGAGTAATGAAATCTATGTCAGAGTTAAACTGACTAGCGGACAATCGTTGACTGCATTAAGCATCGCTACATAATAAGAGAAATATAAAATGGCAATATCACAAACGCAAATTGTTGACTACTTAAATAAAAAGGTTGGTTATAGTGTAGCCAAAACGGATACATCTACCGCAAAATATCCGTTTAACGAAAGTATAGCTAGCCCATTATTAACACCAGGTCAATATATTTGGCAGCAAGACTATTATATCCCAAGCACAGCATCTGCTCCAACTAGTAACACTGTAGTCAACGGCAGTACAATTGTTTCAGTATATAACACAAACACAAGTGCAGTAGTACAGGCAACTGCATTGAGTGAAAGTGTGAGCCAAGAAACTTGGAACACAGGTATTACAAACTGGATTCCTCCTAGCTTTGGTTCTGGTTATCAATTGAAACTATACGCAGGTCCTCCGGGCGCTAGTGCATCTAGCGTAGCAAACTTTACACAGCTACCAGTTGCGGGTTCAGGTGCCAACGATAGCTGGTTCTTTGACTATCAGGCAGGTATTATTAACTTTGCTGATACTAGTGTGCCAGCAGCCGCAGCCAACGTATCAAACGTTGTTTATGCGATGGGTGCTGTCTATACTGGTACTCTTGGTATTACTAACTATGCAAACATCAACGTAGTAGGCAACATAACCAGTGTAAACGGTAACTTGGTATTGACCAATGGTAACGTCTATGCTGCTAACTTTACTGGTACGTTGACTGGTGGTGCAACTACTGCTCAAAGTGCCAACGTTGCATATTATGATGTTATCACCCCACTGAGCAACAATCAAACATATTACTTAGAATTTGCTAACGTAACCAGCGGCAATAGTGTAACTGGTGCAGTTACAACAGTAAACGTTAACCCAAGTACAGGTACATTATCTGCAACAGCTTTCAGCGGTACTACTGGCACATTTGCTACATTAAACTCCAGTGGTACTAGCACACTAAACACAATAACTGGTGCTAGCTTTCAAGGTATCATTGGTAACGTAACTCCTAGTACTGCTGTGTTTACTACAGCTACAACTGGTGGATTGCAAGCAGTGGCAATTGGTAATGTGACACCAGGAACAGCAGTATTCACTACAGCTACAACTGGTGGATTGCAAGCAGTGGCAATTGGTAACGTAACTCCTGGCACAGCGGCATTTACTACATTATCAGCCAGCGGAGTCACTCAATTAACAAACAGTACTCAAGCAACTAGTGTAACAACTGGTGCTCTGCAAGTTACTGGTGGTATCAGTACACAGGCCAACTTGTTTGTTGGTGGCAACGTAAAAGTCACTGGCAACTTAGAAGTTGACGGTATATTAACATATTTGAACACTACTATTACTCAGTTAAGCGGTAGTGAAATTGTTGCAGGTACTTTACAGGCCAACAGCGGCACTGCAAGCACAAGCACAACAAGCGGGGCTTTACAAGTATTGGGCGGAGCAGGCATCACCGGCGCGGCCTACATTGGTGGCGGTGTTCAAAATACTCCGATTGGTAACGCTGCCCCTAACACTGGTGCATTCACTACAGTAACTGGTGCTAGTTTCCAAGGTGTTATTGGTAACGTAACCCCATCGGCAGCTACTTTTACAACAGTCACAGCAAATACTGAATCAGTCGGTGGATTGCAAGCAGTGGCAATTGGTAACGTAACTCCTGGTACTGGCGCATTTACGACCATGACTGCAGGTAGCTTTCAGGGTGTTATTGGTAACATAACCCCAACAACTGCATTCTTTACAACTGCTAATGCTACTACATTACAGGCTGCTACTATTGGTAATGCTGGTGCAGTATTAACTGGAACATTAAGTACAGCAGCTCAACCAAATATTACAAGCACTGGTACATTAACTGGTCTGACTGTAAGTGGTTCAACCAGTTTGAACACTGCAACAGGTGCTAGCTTCCAAGGCGTAATCGGTAACGTAACTCCAAACTTGGGTTACTTTACAACAGCCAATGCAACCAACGTCTACGCAGCTACGATTGGTAACGCAGCCACAGCATTCAACGGTGCAACAGTAACACTAACTGGTAATGCAACAGTTGGTAACTTGACCACTGCTGGCTCAAACGGTAACATCAGCGGGGTCAACATTTTATTTGCTAACACAGTTAATGCAACTACGTTGATTGGTACTTTGGCAGCAACATCAGTTTCTGGTACAGTGGCAACTGCTAACGTGTCATATTATGATAACGTAGCAACTTCATCTACAAATGCAACATACTATGTTGAATTTGTTAATGCTACAACTGGTAACGTTGCAACATATACTAACAGTGCGTTAACATATAACCCAAGCACAGGCAATTTGGCTGCAACAGCATTCATTGGGTCTGGTGCTTATTTGACTAACATCAACGCTAGTGGTATCACAGCCACAGTGCCAACAGCCAACGTCGCACTGTACGAACAGTTGACCAACAGTACAACTAACGCTACGTTCTATGTCCCATTCTACAACGTAGCAACTGGTAATGCAAGTGCATATACTAATACTTCTATCAACGTTAACCCAAACACTGGTACATTGAGTGCAACAGCATTTAACGGCTCAGGTACTTCTTATATCCAAACACTACAAGTCAACGGACAGTTGAGTGCCAGCGGGGCAATCATAGCTGGTAGCGGAGTCGCAAGTACAAGTACAGGCACTGGTGCACTACAAGTAACAGGTGGTGCTGGTATCACTGGTAACTTGAACGCTGGTTCTAGCACAGGTGTGCATCAACTTCTGGGTAACGTTGTTATCGGTACAGGTAACGGTTCAGCTGGTGCTCTGACAGCACTTGAAGTCAACCAAAACAACGCAGGTCCATTCAACAGTACGTCTACTGTACACGTATTTGGTATTGCAAACACTGCTGCAAAATTAACAGTTGACAGTGTTGGTACATCAAACGTTACATCATTGATTGTTGCTCGTAGTGCAAGAGGCACGGCAGCTAGTCCATCAGCATCACAAAGTGGTGATACACTGGGCGCATTTGTTATTCGTGGTTACGGAGCTACTAGCTTTAACTTGGCAAACGCTGTATCAAGTAACGGTTTGGTAGTCAAAGCAGCTCAGAACTTTACTGATACTGCCCAGGGTACTACGATGCAGCTTAACGTTACTCCGTTGAATAGTAACAC